CGGTTTTTGAGTCGTTTTCTGCCATATTTTCATCCTCTTTATGTTGTATCGTTTCGCTACTTTCACATTCACACGAGTCTCCGTGTGAACAAGAATCGCAACACGATTCCTTTTTCACATCTTTCTCGTGTACATCACATTTCATATCAATCGTGCATTCGTCGCAGACCGCCTTAGCCAGTTTGTTATCAATAAATGACACTTCCACTGGGCGGATGTTAGTAGCATAGGTCTCTCCCATTACATCAATATCTTTGGAAAACCAATCGATACTAACGTTAGTGACATCCCCATCCTTCATTTTCTGCATTGTTTCATAGGCTTTTTCATTCTTGGAAAGTTGAGCCAACATTTTGATGGCAATCTTCCCGTCTTTCATTTCTTTTACTTCGGGATTTATAGCCTTCCCGATCAAATCATCAGGTGTTCTCTGATGGTTTACATATATAGGGAGCTCGTTAAAAGCCTCTACAGTATCTTTAAGTATGTTAGATTCTATATAAACCTTTTGTTCTTCTCCGTCTTCCTCATAAGAATGAGGGCCAGATGTAATTGCAAGTACAGGGAACTCCCAGACATCTAGAGTATCGTCAAAATTTTCTGGAAAAGTATCTGTTATATCGTCTAATTCGAAATCAAGAGCAAATGTTCTGCGTATATCTTCAGTAGAATTTTTGTAGCTAAATTTACGTGGAGTTTCCTCATCATCGCTAAAACGCATCTGGCAGATATTCTGGCTCATTACTTCGTAGTTATCAAAACCACGTTTCTTCAATCTTGGTGTGATATCGGTTAGACAATTGTCGTAGTTACTCATTTTTTGCGCCTCCCTGTGGCGTTGGCGCTGGGTTCGTACGCTTTACGAGCGGTTTTTCTAACATCACCTTTCTTTGTCGTATCTCCCCTATTTTCTGTGCGCCTAGTTTCTTCTTTCTTATCTTCATCTCTGCCGCCTGATACATTCACTTCTTTTTCGGTATCTTGCTTTTCAACAACTCCGCTTGGGTCAAGACCACGCTCTTCCCTTACTTCTTCAGGTGCTAATACACCTTCAGCCAAGTAAATCATATCAGTTTTTGCTTTGGTGAATGCATCTTCGACATTCATTTGACGGAATACGAATTTAACATCTTCACCCAATTGAGACATCAATTGTGAATTTAAAGAAGCTTCAACAGCCTTTTGTAGATATTTAACAAAAGGTTCGAAAATTGGTCTAGCCTCAGAAGGATTAGACCACATAGTAACTGGTACTTTAAGAGCCATATGGATTTTCATAGAAATATCATCCATATATTTACCATACTCAAAAGCACGTTTAGTTCCCTCTATCTCAGTAATTTGGATATCATTACCGTGAATTATATCATCTCCCGGTTCTAAACTATTAAAAGCACTCACAATTTCATTTATCTTATCTGGACCATAAGGCATATCAGGAAGACCACAGCTAATATCATAACGACTATTAGCGTATTTATTAAGAGCTGCTCCAACATCACGTTCTGCATAATCTTTGAGGTCAACCAAGTATTGAACTGTGTGTATATCAGATAAACCGTACGCATAATCATCAAAGGGGTTGTTCTTCAGTTCTATTATCTCATCTTCCTCAAACCTAACATTTTCATCATCAGAACCTACATCTTGGTAATAATATTTAATTTGGCCGTTCTCATCTCTCTGCACATACATATTCTGGGAAGACCGTAGAACTAGATTGTCGTCAGTCCATTCCATATAACCGGTTCCAAAAATACGAGCATTGCGCAACCAACTGTAAATAGATAATTCTATATTGATATCATTAAATAATTTAGTAATACGTTCTCTTTCTTCTTCATTATCTGTAACAATATCATAACCGTCCTTCACGGCATAAATACACGGTAAATCAATAAGGGTTCTAATCAATGGGTCAGATAAATATATAGCCATATACCTTCTGTTGTCTCCTATCTGGGGTTCAAACTCTCTCCCAAATCTATTACCGCGATTGATTTTAAGTCTTCGGATAATACCTTCTCCAAAACTACGTGGTTCATCCTTTTTATAAGGAGGAGTGCTTCCCGTTTGGGCAAATTCTCGCCTCTTAAAGGGCCAATAATCGATTAGAGCCATTACTACCTATATTTAAACTGATAAATTCGTATTTAAAGATTACGTCACATTCCTCGTGGCGAATGCTTGGGCGTTCTTAGGGGGTTTCCCCTCATTTTTGAAGTTGCTAAAGTCTGAGTTGAAGTCCCGTATCGACGTGCACTTCCTTGATTTAAGGAAACAGAACTGAAAGAAGATTCTCCGGGTAACATAGAAAGTGAAGCGTGAATGCCTAAAACAGAACTATCACAATAGTCATCGTGTTTTCCATTAGGCGCAGAAATTTTCTCGGTCTTATTGGCAGCATCCATTACATATTCTATTTCTGTATGTTCCCTATACCATTTCCAGAGTAGTTTTGCTTGTTCTGGGGGTAGGGCATCTGGATTAGGAACTTTTACAATGCCGCGTTGGATGAAAGATACCATATCTCTATAGATTAATGTTTTGCTTCCTTTAGGTCCTCCAGTAAAAATGAAAGGAATGAAATGAATTGAGAACGGAATACACTCTGCTCTTATTTCCGTCTCAAACATTCCGCCAATTCCGGTTGCATCCAAAATAAGGCGCATAGCTTTAAACATCTTTGCTACTTCCATAATACGCTCACGTTGATATGGAATGTCGTGACCACCCGATTTAGGGCCGATTTCTTCTAAGTATAATAAACGACTGATATTTCCTTCTTCAGCTTTTTCAGTTCTCCAAACACTAATAACCGTACTGTTAACTGATTTCCCTATATCGATGGCTACCACATTATTAGTGCCGGGTGATTGGCCTGCAGCTATGGCTTCAGGTGTAATAAATTCATAATCCTCAAAACAATTCCTGATTTGTTCTGAAGTAAAAACATTGGAGACACTTTCCACAAATTCACATTCGTATTCAGTTCTCCAGTGTAAAGACTCCTGACCCCACTCCAGCATTTTAGTAAGCATATCTTCTTCGTCATATGGTGGGCTGTATGCGTCTCCCTGTATAACTGCATCTTTCCAAGTATAATGTAATCGTGTAAAAGAATTTTCATAATTTTCGTCGTATAAATAACGATACATATGATTTTCCTTACTTTTGGGTGTACCTAAATTTATAAAAGGAGCTTTATTTGCAATGATGGAAGGCTCTACATTATCTACAAATAAACTATCAGCGATAAGAGGACTCTCATCCACAATCAAAAAGGTAGGATGTTGTCCACGTATCGCTTGTCCCTGATTCGTGGGGGCAATAGGGGAACGCCTAAGTAAAGTGCCACCCTTTAATTTAATATGTGGCTTATTATGCAACTTATAGTTTTGCACTAAAGAACTAAGAAAGGTATTATCTTGAAAATGCCTTAATACATAATTAAAGATAAGAGCTGCTTGATCTTCGTTAGGCGCAATAACAAAAACTAAATCGCGGAAGCGTTTAAAAAACATATAAATAATTACAGCTACAGAAAGAGCCCACGATTTTCCACTACCTCGGGGAGCTAGGATTGCCATCTTCCGTTGTTTTGTTGGGTCTCCTTCAGGGAAACTTAAAGATTTAGTAATTATCTCTAATTGGAGAGGGCGAAGACGGAGTGGCCTCTTTTTATTATCTACCAGATAAGTCTCACAAAAAGATACAATAAGTTTCTCCATTTTCTTTTCATCGCATCTTACACTATCAAAAAACTTTTCTAGTTGCCTAGAATCAAAGGCGTTACGCCCTGTCAATATCGTCTTTAGATTCTTCGTCTCGTTCTTTATCGGAATCATTCAACTCTCCCAAGAAGCTCATAAAATCCTCTGTCTTCTTTTCTACAAGTGTAGGTATCTCAATCTTAAGTGCACGAAACTCTGTGTGGATGTCCTTTATAATTTGATTCCGCTGCTTTAATAATTCATTACGCGCATCTATATCTTTAATATTAAGCATTATCTCTTCCCATAATATATCTTCTAATGCTAAGTTACGCGCTAATAATCTTACAAGTTCTTCGTGTCTTTCATACTCACCTTCTCCTACGCGTTGTCTGAGACGAGTTTCATAGACTTCAACTAATTCTCTCATTTCTTCTTTTTAGAGGTCTTTCTTTTTTTACCACCTGGCTTAAGCTGTGGATATTTTCTATATACCGCCGCTTTAATTCCAGCAGGTCTGGGTGCATTATGTGCTAATTTCAATGCTGATTTAGCACGAGCTAAAGTGTTAATTGGAAAACTACCAGCAGGGGCTCCTCCTGAAGGACCAGCAAAGGCTTTCACTCCTTTGTATTTACCAACGTTAGAACCACCCTTCCTTTTTCGGGCAGCAGCTTGTTTTCTCTTAGCTGCAGTTTTTTTCGCTGGTTTTTTCTTATAAGCCATAGGACCTAAGTTCCATCACTATTTGAAGTTTCAGCATTTGTTTGTATATTGGAACTCTTGTAATTACTTTTATCATCGATAAAGTCAACATTAAGAGTATCAGGCGTTGACGTTCCATCCATATAAAGCATTTCTTTAGGATTTTTTATATCCTTGTATGATGTGATGGGTTTCTTATAATTCATCTCATCTATCTCTGCCTTATCTGGTTTTGGAAAATCGAGCTTCATATCAGGATTATTCCCGTGAAAGTGCTCTCCCTTTAACAAATCTTCTTTTTCTGCCATATTTATTCCTCCTTACAATCACAGTCTTCATCTGTGCA